CAACACATTACAATCCGTATTATGACAAAATTTCATATACCCCTCACTAAAACGATCTTTAACAAGTTTCAACCTTTTACCACATTGTTTACAATATCCCTCATCATCCTTTTTGATATATGTATCATAATAATCTAACCGTTTATCAACATCCATTTTGTGTGTTGATGTTAAATGTCTCTGTAATCCACCTAATGTAGCATACCTTTTTCCGCATAATTCACACACAACATTCAAATTATCAGAATGTTGTTCTCTAATATGTCTTTTAACAGATGACATATTTTTATACTCTTTCCCACAAACATCGCAACAATACGACATAATCAACCACCTCAATTTTATTGTTTATATTAACATAGAATCAATTTCCATCTTCAGCCATACCAAACAACTCGGAACCTGAAACTTGACGAATTTCCCCGCTTAAAACGTCTCTAATCGTCAAATTTACGTCCTTAAAAAAACACTTACCCATTTGGCGAGGCATTAGGACTATAGCATTTTCCGGCATTAGGACTATAGCATTTTCCCTACCATCATATTCTTCAGAATTAAATATTTTAAGAGCTTTTTTTTGATAATCAAACAATTTAACTAAGTGCATACCTTTTTTATTACTCTTAATATACACATAGTGTTCAGCGAAATATATAGGATCAAACGCACACCTCATATATTCCTGTTGTTGTTCTGGTGTTATCTCATATTGCTCTTTAACACCTCTAAGATTTTCATGACCTAAAAACATAATACACCCTCTTCACTTTAAAAATACAACAAAAAATTATAACTTTAAATCTTCAGTAACTTCAAAATCCGCATTTAATGTTTCTATTTCACTATTATTTTTAGCATTCATGAACATATTTAACATATCAGTAGAATTCATAACCATCTTATGTTCTTCTTTAACTTCATCCAGATTCTGCTTTTTATTTTCGATTATAAATTTAGCAACAGCTTCGTTTAACTGTCTAAGTTCTTTATATTGAGAAGTTATCGCATTCAATAACGATGCATACACTTCATACATTCGAGGAGCAGAACCTATTTTAATATCTCTCTCTAATGTGGACAATACACGTTTACTAGATAAAATCAATGATTTTATTTCTCTGGTCAAGAAATCAACATCGCGTATTTTAGCACTAACTAATTGATTTTCTAAATCATCTTTTCTAATATCTATTTCATTTAATTCTTGTTCTATCAACTCAAATGTGTCATTAGATTGATTTCTCACCTTAGCAACACTAGCAGAACTTTGAAATGATTTATTAAATTCTGTATTTAATTGTTTTTCTGTTAATTCTTCGTCATAATCGGTTTCTAAAGCATCACTTAAATTATGAAATGTTTTTGTCATGCTTTGACGTTCAACGTGTGGATTTGAATCCATAATAAACCACCTTAAATAATTATTTGTTTATACCAATTAAATTCTTTAGAACCATCATTATAATACCCACTAGTAAAAAAATCATCGGGTTGTGGTAATGCACTTGTATCGATAGGAACACCACCAGATGTCTCAAATCCTGATGTACTAAATCCTTCTAACATAGTGTCAGTATTTCCATTTATATATTTAGAATTAATTACTTTAATAACTTCACTAGTTATAAATGGTCTATACATAAACCCTTTAACCGTTATATTCATAGAACAGTTAACAAACCTAGTTGCAGTTGCGTCTTCATCATCAATGAAATCTGGGTTAATCCCATCAATTGACACAGGTAGATCTCGTTCAATATTCAAAAAAGAAAATTCTTTAACTCTTAACATCAACGATGGATTAAAATAAGGAAGTATATTTTCTAATATTTGAGATAAGAAATCCATAGAATCATTTTTTATATGTAATGTGAAATTAAAATTATAGGGTGTTGGTTGATAATCTGATATTATTTTATTGGTTTGTGTTTCTGATAGTCCTAGAGATTCTTTCATCCAGTATCTCCATTCATTAGATCCACTTGCTCGCTCAGGATCATAAGCGATACCATTTAAAACCAATGCCATTCTAGGAATTTGAAGATAATATCGTTGATTATGTTCCACACCCTCAGAATCGTAATAATGATTTTCTGTTCTATCTTGATGATATTTTTCTACTGGTCCAAATGTTATAGGAACGAATTTTTCACCAACAGGGTTATTATGTTCGTCATATTTAACGACACGTATATCATTAAACATATCAAGCAACGCAATAGTTACCGCTCTTATAGTTCTTGGATAATAGTATTTAATCATTATTCTTCCTCTTCTTCAGTTTCCTCTTCATCATCTGATACATCCTCACCAGTATCACCAGTATCACCAGTATCATCAGTATCGTCTGAATATTTAGCGTCTAATTTACCAGCATTATACATGAAATCTGACGAAGAATTATCATCTGTATCTACATTAGTAGGATACCCAGTATAACTATTAGGTATTTCATCTGCACGTTCAGCATCAGAACCAATCTCAGGTCCTTCATCGTCCATACTTTGTTTTTCATTATTAATTCTAACCGTATTTTCATCATAGCCCATATTGTCTAATGTCTCAATAATCCATTCCAATAATGGAATGGATCCTGGGTTATCTTCGTCATATTCCAATTTAACATCAGCATACACCTCATCATAATGATAAGGTGTTGATAAAGCATCTATAGGACGACCATCCAAAGTTTTTATAGAGATTTTAGCAATTTCCTTCCCATCAGATTCGACAGAAAATGAATACTTATGTTCATCATCAAAATCAACTGGAATTAGTTTATACTTTGATGTGTCTGTTTTTTCTGTTATATATAATTCTAATGTATCTAAAAGTCTCATTAAACTCTCCTTATTAATCCTCGGATATTTGAGTTCCACCGCTAGAATTTGATAAATTGAAACGTTTATTAAATGGGAGTTCAGCTTCACCTAAATCATCCAACATACCATCTTCTTCACCTTCATCGTCACCATCACCTAATAACGCATCACCAATATCATCAGGGACACCATCTTCATCTTCATCATTCTTTAAAAGGAAATCACGAAGCATCTTAAACACAATAGTTTCTGCCTCTTCCTCGTCCATTCCCAATTCATTTGTAGCAAACTCTTTAAATTTTTCATCGTTCAAATCTTGCATTGTACGGAAAAAATCTGCTAGTTTTTGTTTCTTTGTTTGTTCTTGATCAAGAATTTTAAGTTCTTCTTGTTCTCTCATATACTCTTTTAATGACATAATCATTCTCCTATATTATTATTAATCAACCTACAAAAAAATCAGCAGGCTGGGATTCTTTTCTAATCCATTCTAAATATTTTTCTTCCTCTTCATAACCTTTATTCATGAGATCAAACCCACTCATGGTTATTCCATCAGGCAATGTTAATTGAAATTTACCTAAATGTCTACCCCATTGTATTAATGTTCTAGCAACAGCTAGTTTTTTAACTAACGGGTGGTTATATAACTGTTCAGCATCGGCACGTCTATACAATCCAACTGTACCAATTAAACACTCTTCTGGGGTTGGTGTTATTATTAATGTTTCCTTAGCACTATTAAACTTAATAGTATAATGCTTACCAAACATCATATTAGCTTGTTCTAGCCATTGCATCGTAATCTGATAATTACTAAGCAACATCCCAGTCCCACCACCAATACCATAACCATTACCAGGACCACCAGGATAATTACCAGCAACAACCCAGTCATTAAATAATAAAAAATTCATAGGTGAAAATAATGTGTTGATTCCACCAACACCCTCAGATAATTGTATATCATATGCCGCTTCTATATTACTTCCCTTTACAGAATATTCACTAATACCCGCAGACACCAATAGAGTTGTGTATTCTAAATCTGTACCATCTCCATAATTATAACGAGTAAAATCTTGTACAGTGTCATATATAATAACATCTACTTGATCTGGATGTACTTCTACATTTGTAACTGGATAACCTAAACGGGTGAAAATATATTCACGCATTTCTTCTAGGGTTTCGGGTCTTGATACACTCATAAGTATTCCTCTTTATTTTTTATTCTTAGACTTAGACTTTGTAGTTTTAGACTTCGTTGTCTTAGTTTTTGTCTTAGACTTCGTTGTCTTAGTTTTTGTCTTAGACTTCGTGGTTTTAGGTTTATTGGTTTTGTTATCAAGTTTAATATCTTCAGTTTCACATTGTTCGGTAGACGCACTAGTAGATCCCATCAATGAATCCAAATCAATATCAACAACAGAAGACACGTCATCTACAGTCTCAGAAACATTAACATCTACAGGATTTTTATCTGTGTGTTTAACGTTACCTTTTCGTGCTCTTCGTTTCCCTGTACGGTCATATTTATCTTTTCGTAAAGGTCTACCACTACGCTTATGGTTAGGTAAATTTGGAGACAATGTACCATCAACTTTTACATATATAACTTCTTGTGTTTTTATATGCATAGGCATAATAACTGATAATTCTTTAAATCTAGGAACATCATTTGGTATTGAATATATTTTACCATCATAAGGAATTGTAATAGTATTTCCTCTATACTTAAACGCAAAATTAAAACCTATTCTATTTCTAACATACATAACAACCTCAATATTCATAAAAAAACATAACTATCCATAAAACTATTTATATAAATTTATGAATATAAAAAAGGGAAGAACATAAGTTCTTCCCTTTACTATATAACATATGTTATTGTCTATGTTCTAGTTTGCACCAGGAATCATAGAAGCAACATTAACAAATGGTATTAGTCTATAGTAACGACCAGCACCAAGTAGTGAATCTGTCAACGCATAACGAGACATTACACCTACTCTTGGTGAGAAGTCATCAGGAGAGATTGCTCTATTCTGAAGACCCATAATATATGGAGAATAGATAACACCTGAATCAGAAACACCTGGTCCTTTATATCCAACAAGAGCATAATCAGAAGTAGCATACTGGTCACGATATACATCGATTGTTCCATTAAGTTTTCCGATTGGAGCCATAGTGGTTCCTGGATTTACATTTTGATCGTAATTCACAAATTGATGTCCAGCAGCCTGAAGAGCAGTAGCAATTGCAGGGGATACGATAACAAAGTTACCTGGACCTCTACGAGTGCTGATTGCAATTTGGTTTGCTTGATAAATGATAGCTGAGATGATACTCATGTATCTTTCACCATTCCAACGACCAAAATCCTCGGGGCGTGTTCCACCGTTTGCAATATCAAGAGCAGGAATAATTTTTCCACCCTTTTCTTCATTAGTTGCTGTCATTTTAAGACGTGTTAATAGTTCACGGTCAAGTTCAGCAGTAATTTCATACTGAAGTACATTCACCATTTCACGCTCAATATCGATACCATGCATTGCTTTAATATCTTGAGCTGCCTCAAGAGAGAAAGATGCTGCAAGTTTACGAGTAAGTGCCTCAATAGGTACTTGGTCGATACGAAGACCTAATTGTCTCCACTCATCTTCATCACAAGTTGAAACACCAGCAAGACACTCAGTACGAGAGTCTGAAATTTGAAGTTGATCTCCCGCAGATGATAGAATTCCATTAGACTCTACACCAGCAGTTCCTGGAATAGAAACGTCCGCATACCCACCACCTGGTAATGCAGAAACACCAACAATCTCTGTTGGACTAGTTTTTGCTACATCATTAGGCATACCATCTGGAGTTCCACCAGAATAACGAGAATACTCTGGAACTTTATCCCAAGCCGCCTCATCACCAGAACCATCTTTATTATATGTAAAACGAAGTGCGTATGCAAGACCTACAGGTGTTGACATAGCTTGTACACCCACAACTTTGTTCGCAAACAGGTCTGGGAAAGTACGACGTTGAAGAGCGAGAGCTACAGGACGGAATTTCCAGTCTCCACCACCCCAGGTTGAATTTGGACCACCCATATCGCCAGGTGTAAATGCACCATCAAGTGCCGCAGTATTTGTTGCTCCATCAGATTCAGCAAGGAATAAATCTCTTCCTTGGAAATCTTTTTTCTCTTGGTTTTCAAGAAGTTGTGCTAAGTTTTCTTTAACACCATAATCTTCTATATTCTTAATGCTCATTGGTCCCTTCATTTTAGACCACTTTTGCACCAATCTTTCTTTGTAATTAGACATACCTAAGTCCTCCTAAATATATAATATTCATTTAAGCTAAATATTTATTAGCATAATCGCTTAACGTTGGAATAGTCTGTTCGTCAAGTGTTTTATCAGCAACAGGTTTCTTACGAGTTTTACTCGAAGTTCCTTCGTTTACAGATTGAACTTTATCCTGAACAGATTTTTTTCGTTCAACTACTACTTTTTTCTTTGATGATCTTGTAGACTCTTTAACAAGGTCTAGATAATCATCAATATTCTTTTCTACATCATCAAAAGACTTTTCTTTGAACATCTCGATAACTTTTTGTTTATCGGATTTTCTAAGACCATTAGTCTTTTCTGAAATAAGAAGATAAATCGCACTTTGTTCAAGTTGTGATTCCAGCTTCATTCCCTTGTCGATAGATTCTGACATTTCATTCTTCAGCGTAGCAACTTCTTCTTTTAAAGAATTTATAACTGCATTTGCATTAGAATCTAATTTCAGATGATTAGCACTAAAAACAGATTTAATTCCTTCTACCACAGGTGCGAGAGTTTCATTGATAGCAATTTTCTCAAGCATCTCATCTGAAATTTGTTCAGATATCACGTGGTCTAAGAACGAATCTAATTTAGTTACAATCTTTTCTTCTAAAAGAGAAAGTTTGTTATCATAACTCTCAACAAGTCGTGCCTTTTCTTCAGTTAGCTTTTCAGAAATAACTTTGGACACATATTGTTCAGCAACAGTATCGTACTTTTTAGTAAGCTCTTCTTCTTTAAGCTGAATCTTACTAGAAAGTTGCTCATTGACACGATCTTGGATCATATCTTCTACTGCACTTTCAAACACGTTTAAGTCTTCTGGTGTCAAAAGCTCCCTAATCTTCTGGGTGATTTTTTTTGACATGGACTTTCCTCCTAAATTGTATTCTTGTAATTATTTATATTACTTACCATTTTTTACGTAAAACCTAAGTGAAGTAATATTGTTCACACATTGGTTTAAATTTAATTACAGAAGTATTTATATATTTTTTCTAATTAAATTTAAATATGTATACTTTTTAAAAATTCATCAAGATACGACAACACATTACTTGAGAATTCTTCTTTATTAAAACGTGGTTTATAATTATTATCTACACGTTTTTTCAATTTGGCAACAGCAGCTTCTACAATATCACCACTACCGTCAATTATGTAATCTCTATTCTCCAAAACACCCTCAACAAACGCCGATGGTGCTGATGGATCAGCGACAATATCAACAGTTATCAATTTATAATCATCTTTAACCATATCTCCGTCTAGAGAACCTACTCCACGAGTAGACATACCTAATTGAATACCATCATCTACTAACGCCTTAGCTATTTTACCCATTGGAGTATTTAATAGTTTAGCGACACCATATCCAACATTACCATCCATTGCTAGAGAAGTAATAACGTGAGATATTCTATCTAAATTGATAGTTGGTTCTGGTGGATGATCTAACTCACCAACAGACCTGTGTGTTTTTATTTTATTTTCATCAAAATCATTAACTTCTCTTTCGAGAGTGTTAAGCATGTATTTACGACCATTACGATTTTTGACATTGGCTTCAAGAAACGGACCTTTTAAAAAGTAATTTTTTTCGTCACTTCCTTCAACTGCTTCCGAAACCACTTCAATATTATCGAATGATACAAATTCACGAAGTAATTTCATAACCAACCCCTAAGCATCTAACTCATCATTAATAATATCAGAATCTAAAATTCCTTCATTCATACCATCAATAATTATTTGTTTTTTATGGTCTATTTTTTCTTTGATTTTAGTTGCTGCACGCTGTTCGACAAACTTTGTCATTTCACGCCAATCAGAATCTAAAACCATTTGAATAACTGATTTCATCACAATCTCCTATATTAAATAAATAACATTACACTATTATTTATATTTTTTAATTAATTTACTATGCTTCGCTATCAAATGATGCTTCTTCACCACCAGTTTCAGCACCAAACTCTTCACCTCCACCTTCACCGCCTTCAGCTCCAAATTCATCGCCACCACCTTCAGCACCGAATTCATCACCACCTTCAGCACCGAATTCATCGCCACCTTCACCGCCTTCATTATCAAATCCAGCGTCTAGACCAGCCATCTTAGCAGCTTCTTTTTCTCTAGTAACCAATTTATCATTTTCTTCATATTCTTCTTCAGACATAAGAAACCAGTTTTTAAGAACAAATTCCATAGAGAATGGTGCGTTTTCATTTTCTTGTGGTTTGTATATATATGTTTCAATAGCACCGAGAATACCAAATCTAGATTCTAGTAATTCAAGCTCTTTATACTGTCTCCACAGATTAGATTGAGTATACTTAATGTGATATAATGATTCATCAATATATGTATCATCAAATCCCTGTAATCTCAATAATGTTAAGAAAGAATCCATGAATAACTTGGTGAATTTTTTCTGTAAACGTTCAACAAATCTAGAAAACTTAATTTCTTCCCTAGCAATTTCACCACTTTTTCCTGTAGTATATGAAGACGATGCTTCGTCACCAGAAGCCCCCCAGCGAGAACTAGGAAGTTTTAATGTTTGATGTAATTTTCTTTCAAAGAAATAAACATCAGCCATTTCTCCAAGATTTTGTCCACCAGCCAACGTTTCCACAGATGTACCCTCACCATTTTCATCTCTAGCAAACCAGAAATCCTCAGTCATAGCTTGAAAATTTTGAGATGAATCCATCGCACCAGTTGATGAATCATAATGTATTTTTTTACGATATCGTTGAACAATTCCACGTATATATTGTTCCGCTTTACCTTTTGGCATTCTACCAACAGCAATATTCCAAATACGTCGTTCAGGTGCTCTAACAATACGATACACAACAACAGCATCTTCTAGATATTTAAGTTGATTGTATACACGAATACTAGCTTCTAAAAACCCAGTAACATCTAATGGATTTCTGCCAGTTTTTTGATACGGAACATAAACTATCTGATCTTTATCAAATTTAATTTCATCAGGCATATCATTACTATGAACATTACCAGGATCAATACTATCGTTAGCTGTATATTGTTGATTTTGTGAACCATCATTGGTAGATACAGCACCAACACCAACAGCACCAGCGTAATATAATTGTGTATTCTGTACATATCCACTGATTTGAGAATTAATATATACAGGAGTCATAGTTTGTGTCGGCAACATTTTAAAATCTATAATAGTATCACCTTCATCATTGAGAATCAATTCAAGATAAATTTCACCATCAATCATCCAACGTCTAAACATATCCCAAGATGTATCATTAACTACAAATACTTCATTTATTAAATAATCCCAATAGTCTCTAAGTTGTTCTTCGATGTATTCTGGTAATTCCTCTTTAATATTAAGAGTCATTATTCGACCATCAGTATCTTCACACATAGCTTCATCACAAATAATATCAATAGCATCACTAATATCAGGATAATAAGACATTTCACGATATTTAAATATTCGTTCATATTTTTGTCTGAAATATTGCTCAAATTGAATATTAATAGATGCCATACCATAATATCCATTATTATCATATTCAGTATATGGATATCTACCAAATTCTATTTCTTCTTGAGAATATCCTCGACTATTCTCAAACGATTCAACATCTTCTTGTGTGTGTTCATCATTTAATCTACCAAATCTAAAAAATTTAGCGAACGGGTTCTCTTTACCAAAAATTGGAATATTCACGACATCTCCTTCATAAAATAATAATCAATATTTCCACTACTATTTATATATTCTAAAACTCTACCATTTGTTGATCCCAACCAACCATTAATAATTATAGAGTCTTTATTTTTAATAGAATGAATACCATTTCGCATTCCAGGAACATATATCCTAGTATGACAATTAGGACATACATATATTTTATTAGATTTTTTATTAGACCCATTTAATTTTTTTGGTATTATATGGTGTTCGTGAATTTGACTTCTACCCTCACAAACATAATCACATCCAGGAAATTCACATCTATACATTAATTAAAATCACTCGCATCATAGGACCCATCATTATTTGTATCAGGATCAAATACTTTATTTATATACGAGAGTATCTTTTCTCGTTTATTCTTTTTCTTTTTACGTTTTCCTGAAAATCTTGATGCAGTATCACCAATTTTACCATAATGTCTCCAACCACCAAAATCCCCTGAAGACGATGCATCTAATGATCCTATAGTAGTTGCAGCATCAGCTTCTTCAGTTTCTAATGATTGTGATTCATCACCCTGCACAGTTGTGTCCGCTAATTCATCAGGTTCGTTTCCTGATTCTTTTTCAGCTCGCATTTGTATTTTAGATATATCTGTATTTATTTTATCTATTTGTTCATTGAGTTTAGAAATATCTTCTTCTATTTTAGAAATATCTTCTTTTTTCTTATTAACTTGTGTTTGTAATGATTCTTTTCTAGAAGCAAGATTAGCAATCATCATATTAGTTTTTCTATCGCCCATTAAGACCACCCGCCTTTATCAATATTTTTGCTACAGAATTAACTACATCATTAAATAATCTATCTTTATCTTCTATAGATTTATCAATAGTATATTCTAGGAATAAATTTACAAACTCTCTAGAATTTGTAAAATTTTCTTTTATATCGTTTATTAATTCTTGTTTACTGTCAAATCTGTTTAAGTATTCATGATATCTCATAATACCCCCAATATTATCTATCGTTTAGTGATAAGTACCTTGGCAACGCGTTTTTCGATATTGTCCATAAATTTAATCTTTTCTTTTAGGATAATATCTCTGACCTTTTCAACAACTTTACGTATCTCTTCATCATTTCCAGATTTCATTATTTTTCTAAGTTCTTTACTCAATACACTTTTCAATTTGCTTTGATTTGGAAACGATTTATCTATTTCTTTTTCTAAATAATCGATCAATCTTCTACAAAAATCTTCATCAATAAATTCTTTACCATTATTGTAATTTGAATTTGTGGTAATAGTCTTATCATCTTTCTCAGATTTTTTTAATGTATTATTATTGATATCTAATCTACGTTTTTTATTGACTAGCATACCCTTAATATCAGAATACAAATCTTCATATAATGATTCTTGTGAGTTTTTCATCTATATCCTCATTCTAATGTATATCGTTTCAATTATTTATATTAATTATTAAATTGGCTTCTGATATTTATCAGAAGCCAAATATAAAACAAAAAAGACTCAATTATCTATTGATCGCATACAGGAATTTTAGTTCCTTTGTCGATTCTCTGAATAATTAGGTTAGCATTAGCAGCAGCATTACTTGATGAATCTGTATCTACTTTTGCTTGGAATGTTAATTCGATTTCATCTTCAACAACTAACACAACACTTTTAGATAGACTAACTGCTCCACCCATACCAGCAATAATATAAGAACCTGATTGAGATGATACATAATCGACACCGTCAACAACTAATTTACCTCTAAAGTTAAGAGATGTTGAAGTTGAAGTCTCAATTGAAGTATTATAATCGACTTTATAAATACCTGGTTGAATAGTTGCTTTAGTTCCATCCCAAGATACATATGTTGGAATAGTATTAACTCTTACAATATCCATATTGACAATTGACCACACATCAGGAAGTTCTATAACACCAGTATCAGAAAGATAAACCTCAAAGATTCCATCACCTTCTTCTTCTGGTTCTACATCACAATGTTTTTCAACCCAAACAGTAACTTCTAATTCACAAGTTTGTTCCCAACAAGTTTCTTTATCAATAGCAATAGATTTAACAGTAATACCTTGTCCAGCAGCAACAGGAATACTTAATCCTGAC